CATAATGTGTATCTTCTGTTCTAAAATCAGCAGAAGCTGAATCAGCTGTTACTACACTAATAAATGGAGATAAAACATTACCATAGGGACTACTTTGTATTATTCTTACTTTATCATTATTATATCCAGGTAATATTTCTGATTTTTTAGCCCCACCAAATTCTTTAACGTTTAAAATACTAGATGTAGTACTTGAAATAGTAGTGTTTGAAGTAGGGACATAAAATGAATTACTACCACTAGTATAATATGTTCTGCTAGGAATACCAAATGTAGAAATTAAATCAGATAATCCAGATGCTGTACCTTTTTTCTTTAATAATAGAGGTAAATTGTGATAAATACGTTTATATGATTCAGCTAATAAATCTTTACGAGGTATATTATTTAAAAAACTACTTGTATAACTAAAATCATCAGATGAAGTACCAGTATAAGTAGTACTACCTGTATTAGCTCCTAATAAAAAATTGCTTAAAAATTGGTTACCTAAACTATTATGTACATCTATACCTAATGATTGTAATTGAGTATAAACAATATCTCTAGAAATACCATCATTTAAATTATTATTTGCTAAATTAACATCAGTAACAGCTTTTAAATAAACCCAAATACTATCAAAGTATTGACCTATCATATTTAAAAATAATAAGTACTGTGAGTTATTAGGATCTTCTGTTATAAATGAAGGAACAGCATATAATAAATTATTATAATTATCAGTATCCCAATCAGTAGCATTAATAGAAGCACTAGCGTACCAATTACTTACTTGACTAGAAGTAGAATTATATAAAGTATAAGGTAAAGTAGATGATGATTTAGGCCATGGTGTTATACCATATTGAGTTGTTGTAGTTAAAGAACCTGATTGAAAATATAAATAATATTCAAAATCATCAAAATTAGATATAAGATTACTTATACTAGAAGAAGCATTATTTATTTCAGATTGAAAACTAGAGATTGAACCTGAATTAAGTGAGTATTGAGATATTAATTCATTATAATCTTCTATTTGTTCTACTTTAGTAATGAAATTATTTAAACGAGCTTGAGCAGATCCAAAAAATACAAAATTACTAAAATTACTATAATCAACATTAATATCTAAACTCTGAGTTGTAGTTAAGCTTAATAATTGATTATAAGAACTATTATTAACTACTAAATTATTATAATTTTCATATGAAGTAGTTGTAGTTCCGTGATCTTTAAGTTGAATATCAAAATTAGGACCTCGTAATTGTGGTGGAGGTGGTGGAATAATTAACTTATCTAAGTTTATATCAAACGAATAAGGATTAATTATTTCTTTAACTACCCATAAAGTTGTTTTAGGAGTTACGTTTGTAGGTAATGGTTGATATAATTTAAAATATATTTCATAATTAGAAGTAGAAGTATTAATAGCTGTATTAATAGCTAAAGCTTGTGTATTATTACCAAAATTTAAAAGATAATCAACATAATAAGCTGAACTTGAATACTCACTTATTAAATTATTAACACTTTGTTGTAATTGATCATTAGTTAATACTGTTGAACCTACACCTATTTCTGTTCTATCTGCTGATATTTCTTTAATAAATAATCCTGCAGATGGGTCTGATATTCTATTACTTAAAAAATTATATTGTACTATAAATTCACCTGATGAATATCCTAAATTTTGTAAATCAGTAATAGGATCTATTTCAATAATAGGATAAGTAGCATTAGATGAAGTAAAATTAGATACAATACCACCTTGACTAGGAATTGAATTATTAGTATTAGATGTTACCTCAACTGATGGTGGAAATCCAGTAGTAGGTGGTAATTTAAAACTAGAATAATTATAATTAGTACTTAATAAATTACCACCAGCATCATAAACATAATATTCTATATAATCTCCAAGCGCTCCAAAATTTTCAGGTAACTCTGTACTAGGAATTAAATTAAGATCATTAGCCGAATAACGATTTATTACGTTACTACTTAAAATACTTCCTGTTATTATTATATTATTAGCCATTTATTGATAACGGTGATGTTGTATTATTTAATGTATTAATAGTTTGTGATAATTGAAGAACTTCTTGTTGTAAAGAAGTTATTTCATTTAATAAAGCTTGAACATTATCTTGATTTAAATTTATTCCTAAATATTTAGCTTCTGTTTGTAAAATATATTGATGTGAATTATTAGAACCACTCACAGGAATTTGATAAAATAAACTCTCATATAATTGAAAAAAATCATCAATAGTAAATGTAGGTGTAGGAGTAGATACTTGAGTGTTTATTAATTGATGAAAATTAGTATCTATTACACTTTGGTATATACTTTTATTTAATACTAGTTTTTGACTAGGTATAGTTTGAGAATTTGCTGTTGTCGCTGACATTTATTTTATAACTTTAAAATAATAATTATCATCTGATATTATTGTTTCACCATCTGAAAGTAATGTTTTAAATAATAATTTGTAGTATCTATCTGGTTCTAAACCATTCATATAAACTGTAAAATAATTACTAGTACTATCATAGCTTATTTTAGTATAATTAGTATCGTAATCTATAATAATTTCTCCTGTATTATAATCTACTATTGACCAATACGATGATGATGGTAATAATTTATTATTTAAATATACAGAACTTGTTTGAAATGTCCTAGCAGGATATTTATCTCTTACATTAATTCTAAATATTTGTACTGAATCTTGTTGATATTCTTCTTTATTATTTCCTAAAGTAGGTATAAATAAATTAGAAGTTACAGTAGTTAAGGAACTACTTACATAAGATGAATCATCCCATCTAATTTCTAAACAAGGAGGATATATTGTGTGTGTTGTTGATGAAAAATATTTTGTTTCAAAAGTAGATGCTGATGGATTAAATTCAATAGATGATGAATGTTTTAAAATAAATCCATTATTTGCAAAAGAACCACTATACCAAGCTTTTACTGTATTAGTTACTTTTAATTCTATATCATTTGATGATTGAAAAGTAAATGATTGAGTAGCTAAATAATTAGAACCACTAAATGAACCACTATACCATAAACCACCACCAGCAACATCATAAGAAGCATAAGATGCAGTAGTATTTGAAGGTAAACTACCTGAGAGCCAAGAGCTACCACTTAATATATTTGTAAATTGCCAACTAACACCATTAGAAGGATTAGGAACATCGCTTAATCTTCCAGTACCCATATTCCAGCTTGTAGCTAATGGATGACAATGTAAGTCATAATTTAATGGAGTTCCTGAAGCATCAGCTAAATATAATTTTAAATAAGCATCATAATTTTTTCCATTTACACTGCTAGATATAATATTATTTATCTGATCTGAAGGAAATTGAATTAATCCTCTAGATACTTCATAAGTTCCATTACTAGAATAATAAGTACTAATCTCTATTATTTCATCTAATCCAGTATTAGTTGTGGGATAAAATGAATATAAAGTAGCACTCTGTTGAGGGAATATTTTATAAACTGCCATACTACGTATAAATATAATGTATATAAATTATTTTAATAGTATGAAACTACTCTACCATTTATATCATTATTTGGATATCTTACTTCAAATACAGCAGGATCTAATGATGGATATATAGTATTCTTTTTAGTAGCTCCTTTTATATCATACCCATATGGGGAATAAGTAGCTCCTGTACTATCTTGTAAATTTACTATTTCTAATTTAACTATGGATTGTACACCTTTAGTTTGTAGTAATACTGAATTAACGTCTGAAAGAGGAATTGGTTGATTAATAGCCCAATTATCTATAGAGAAATAATTTTGTAAATTTAATATACAATTTGCTAAAATAGTATTGTTGTTATATCCTGTTGCTACAGTAATATCAAAATTAACACCTATATTAATATAATAAGCATCTTTAATATTAATAGCATCAGTAGCCATTCTATATTCGTTTAAATAAGTTACTAAATTATTTTTTAAAGATGTAGCAGCTTGAGTTAATTGTTTATTACTATTATAAGCTAATATGTATAAACTTATAGCTAAAGGATTAGTTGGATTATTACCCTCATAAGCAAAATCTTGAGTTGGATATGCTTTAGCAATACTACCATATTCTGATGGTAATGATAAAGTTCTAATTAAATAATCATTTTTAGTTACTGCTCTTAATTGAGATGAATAAGCGTATAAAGCATTATTTCTAATTTCTTCAATAGTATCTCCACCTCTACCACCTGTAGCTTTATCTGGATTAGTTGATGCTAAACTACCTAAAATAGTAGTAAATAAAGGATCACTAGATGATCTTGATTTAAATGTTATTCCTGATGTACTAATTAAAGTTAAATCATTTGAAGGTACGTTTGAAGCAATACCACCACCTACTAAGTATTGTATAGTTAAAGTAGTATTAGAAGGAGCTACACCATATTCTTGAGTATAGAATATAGAAGCTTGATTATAATTTTGCTCTAAAGTAGAAATTCCAGGTACTAATCCTAATTGAACATTATCTGGAGTAGGTAATATAGTATTATCTGAATAATTAGATACTCCTGCTCCAAATTCTAATTGTAAAGTATTATTTGATAAGAATCTAGATACAAATCTATAAGGAACACGTTGTAAACTTAATAAATAAGGTACTTGATCTGATGAGTAATTTGGATTAGGTATTTGAGTAAATACACTAGATTGAGCTAAATAAGGAACTTCATACCATTGATTTCCTTGAGAATCAAAAATATTTAATATTTGTAATATATTAGTATCATTAATAGTAGTTGTTGTAAATTTTTGTGGAGAACTAAAACTAATATTAGTAGTTTTAATTTGAGCAGACATTACTGGTACTGATTGTTGTACTAAGAAATATTGATTATTTACATAAGTAATAGTAGCATTAGTTAAATCACTAAAATCCAAAGGTTCCATAGTTAAAAACTGAGTACCTGTTGAATTTGAAGTAACAACTGTATTTGCAGGAATTAATAATGCATAGCTAGTATCAGGAACTGAAACTCCATTAACTGTAGTACTAGGCATTAATTGATATATATTTACTTCAGTAGAAGCAGCATAACTTACATTAGGACGATATCCTAAAACATATGATAAAGCAAATAAATTTGCTTGTTCTTGAGCATATAATAGAAAATTTTCTTGTACTTGTGTATCAAGATAAAATGACATTACATCACCAACATACGAAGCCATTTCAATAAATAAAGCTCCTGGATTTGAATCAGTAAAATCATTATATACTGTAGGAAAATAAGTTTGAGCATAATTTATCAGATTAGCTTTAAAATCTGTAAATGTCTTATTTAAATATGATATATTTCTTTCGTTAGTCATTATGTAAGTTGAATTATAATTTGATCCGAATTGCCGGAAATAGGTAATTGATAATTTAATGTTACATTTAAAATATGATTATCTATATCGGGATCTACAATTACTGATATTATAGTTACTGATGGTATGAATGTATTTATAGCTGTAATAATACTATTTTGTACAGAAGCTATAGTATCGTTTGTAATATTATTAAATAATGTACTTCTCAAATTAGTCCCAAAAGTAGGATTAAATACTCTTTCACCTTGCTCAGTCAATAATAAATTAATTAAATTTGATTTAATTTGATCTTGAGTAGTATATGTTTTATAAAAAACAGAAGGTGCATTAAATGGAAGTGATACCCCAATCGAAATATTATTTTGTAAATCTAAAGGATTTACTCTTATAATTTGATTAGGTACTGGCATATTTAATCTCCTAAGTTTTTAAGTCCTGCTCTTTCTTGAGGTGTCATATTATTAGCTGAATCCATTATGAATGCTAAGTAAGGATTTACTGGTTCTCCTGTTACTTCGTCTACTTTATCTTTTATAACTTCTAATGGTACTGAAGATTGATAAGATGGTGTTGAAGAAGAAATTCCAAACATATTTCCCATTTTTTCTGCTAACTGTTTACGAGCATTAGGATCAAAAGAATGAACATCACTACTATTAAAACTAAATGTTTTATTTTCTTTTAATACTTGTTTATCTCTTTGAGCTAATACTTCATTTAAAATATCAGGTAATTCTTCATAAATAGCTTCTGATACGGCTTCTTTAATTAATCTTTTAAATACTTTGACATTCATGATTATAAATATTTATGTTTATGATTTTTACGAAATTGAAATATTAGCAGAACCTTGATCTATAGCTAATTTTAATTGATCTACTAATACTTGTGGATCTTGAGTAAATGAATAAGCACTTGTATAAATTACTACTCCATTACTATTAAGAGCAACAGCGTAATGACGTTTAAATCCTGATACTGTTTCTCCTGGGTTATTTTGTTCTTCTTTAATAGCGAATATATAACCTTTATATGGTGGAAAATTATTAGAAT